AGATCAAACAACTCGTACACAAAACGGTATTTACACGGTTACAAGTGTTGGTGGTGCTTCTTCTAATTGGGTATTAACAAGAGCAACTCCAGAAGATCAACCTGCTGAATTATCAGGTGGTGCTTTTGTATTTGTTGAAGAAGGTGTTTTAAATGCTAACAATGGTTATACATTTACACATACAGGTGCTCCTACTTTTGGAACAACTAATTTAGATGTATCTCAATTTTCTGGTGCAGGTCAAATTACTGCTGGTGCTGCTATGTCAAAAGACGGTAACCAATTAGATGTTGAAGTTGACAATTCTTCAATTGAAGTTAATTCAGACGCATTAAGAGTTAAGGCATTAGGTGTTGTAAACTCAATGCTTGCAAATGCTACAATTCAAACAACTAAACTTGCAAATCCATTTATTAAAATTACAGACGAAAGTTCTACACAAGGTCAAGTATTCTTGGAAGAAAATTTAGACTTTTTAGCAGGCGAAGGTATAAACACAATCGTTGACAACAACACAATTAAAATTGAAGGTGAAAATGCTTCAAATTCAAACAAAGGTGTTGCTAAATTTACTGCTGATAATTTTACAGTAACATCTGGTGATGTTCAAATAACAACTGTTGATGGTGGTACATTCTAGTGTCAACTGTAATTAAAATAAAAAGATCAGAAACTCCAAATCAAATTCCAGGTGCTGCTGCTTTAGCAGTACACGAATTAGCAATGAATGTTACCGATGGTAAGTTATATACTAAAACATCTGGTAATGTTGTTAAAGAAGTTGGTGGTGCAGGTGCTGTATCTTTACAAACAGTTACAGACGGTGGTGCCGTAACAGATAATGATATTACTTTAAACGGTGCAAATTTAGTTTTTGAAGGTTATCAGGAAAACGCATACGAAACAACTTTAACGGTTGCAGAACCTACAGGAGATAGAGTAATAACTTTTCCTGACGCAAGTGGAGATGTAGCAATGTTAGGAGATTCATTAGCATTCTCAATAGTATTCGGTAGTTAATTATGGCAAGTACATTTAAAAATGCAGGAATAACAGTTCCAGTTGTGGATACATCTGCTGGCAATTTATTTGCCGCTGGTGCAAGTTCAACTGCTGTAATTCACGCATTATATATTTCAAATAAAAGTGAAACTGCTAGTGCTACCGTAAATGTAAAAGTTACAACTGATGGTGGTTCTACTTTTTATCATATAGGTAGAAGTTTAGAAGTTCCACCAAACAATACATTAACTTTAGACAAACCAGTTAATTTAGAGAACAACGATATTGTTAGAGTAACCGCTGATCCATCTCCTGATTCGTCTTCAGTAGATGTTGAGGCATACGCAAGTATCCTTGAATTAACGTAAAAATATAAATAGAGAAAATGGCATATCTAGTAGATCACACACCATCAGCTTCAGTAAAACAGAAATCTTTTAACGGAATTAGACGAACAAAAGATGGTATGTTATACTTAACTTCAGTAAACCCTAACAAGGGTAATGAAACTATTGAAGTATCAAAATTTTATGAAGATGGTAAGTCTGATTTTGTTGGAAGATCAGAAACAGATTACGTAGATGAAAGACTAGAGATGTTTGATGTAAACTATTTTACTTCAGACGGTACGGCATTTGAATTTACAATAGGAACACCTGTGTTAAATGAGTCAAGGATTGCAGTATTTTTAGACGGTGTTCAACAAGTACCATTTTCTGACTTTAGATTAGTTAATAATACAGTAGTTACATTTACATTAATACCAAAGACTGGATTGAGTATCGTAGTAGGACAAGTTAAAAAAAGATACTTCAATAATGATAGTGATAGATTTCAACAAATTAATTTTTCAGTAAATCCTACCACTACTTTTCTTATAAATAATACTAGTGGAGATTTAGTAAAACGATCAAACGCAGGAGTAACAAGAAACGCTGAAGGTTCAGACGATTTTGATACTTTTGAAGACACAACGGCGAGTTCATCTACTACAACTTACCAAAGTGCAGTATAGAAATGAATAATTAGGGAAACAAATGGCAGATTTTAAACTAGGACGACTTAAATTTAAATGGAGAGGTGATTGGGCAATTAGTACAGGTTATGTAATTGACGACATAGTTAAGTACGGTGGTAATTCATATGTTTGTATAGCAAATCATACTTCACCAAATAACGAAAACATTTTTTATACTACTCCAGCAACTTACACTACAAACTGGCAACTACACGGTGAATCACTTTACTTTAAAGGTGCCTATGCAAATTCAACTTGGTACAAATTAAACGACCTAGTATCTTATGGTGGTAAACAATACCGAGTTACAACTGCTCACACATCTTCAAGTGCAGTTTTAGATCAATCAAACTTTGAACAATATTCAGACGGTATCACTTTTAGAGGTGATTACGCTTCTTCAACTCAATACAGATTAAACGACCTAGTTAAATATGGGGGAAGAACATATAGAGTTACTACTGAACACACATCAGCTGCTGGTGGAGATATTAATATAGATTTAGCAAACTTTTCACTTTATAGTGAAGGTGTAGCATTTTTAGATGATTGGGCTGCAACAACTTATTACAGATTAGATGACGTTGTAAAATTTGGTTCTTACCAATATAGATGTATAACTGCTCACACTTCAGGCGCTACTGCTGATGATTTTGCACAGGCAAACTTTACAATTTATTCTGAAGGATTACAATTTGAAGATTCATACAACGCAGGTACAGTTTACTCAAAAGGTGATGTTGTAACTTACGGTGGATATTCTTATGTGTTTATTAATGCTGAAGAAGGTGCAGGTCATACACCTGCCGACAATACTTATTGGGATGTAGTAACTACTGGTTTCAATGCAACTGGTGTTTACGTTCACGGAACATCATACAAAACTGGAGACACAGTTCAATACGGTGGTAATTCATATGTTTGTATTTTATCTTCTACAAACCAATATCCATCAGACGCTGACGGTACAGTTAATGCAACTTATTGGAAAATAGTTGTAGAAGGATTTAAATGGAGAGGTACATATGACGCCGCTACAACTTATTATGTTGGCGATGTTGTTAGATATTCAGCAAACTCATACATTCAATTAAAAGACAGACAAGTAGATGTAACTCCTGGTTCAGACGCAACTGTTTGGACAATTCTTGCACAAGGAGATACTGCTGCTGTATTAACTACTCGTGGAGATATTCTTTACGAAAGTTCTGGTGGTGTTGCAAGATTACCATTAGGAATGCCTGGTGGTGTTTTAACTAATGATGGTTTAGATATTAAATGGAGTGGAATTTCAGGTAAAAATATTTTATGGGTTTCACCAAGTGGTTCAGATAGTAACCCAGGTTCAGAATCATTACCTTACAAAACAATTCAATACGCTGCTACAAGAGCAAAAGTAGATTCAGTAAGAGAAGTAGAAAATGTATCTGGTGGTACTGGTGGTACTGCTAATGTTTATAATGATGTTAAGGCAGTTGCATACAAAGAATTAACAGTTGGTACAGTAACTAGTACAACTGCTTTTGAAATTGCTTTAGGTACTTCAACTTACACTCACACTTATATTACTGGTGGACAAATTAAAAAGGCAGATAATACAAATTTAACAATTACAAATGCACCTTACGATCACACAACAGGTATTGTTACAATCACAACTTCAGGTGTTCACGGATTAACTATTGGCGATACTATAAGATTAAGAGGTTTAGATTACACTTGTTCAGTAGGTGCAAAAACTTATCCTGCTCTTGGTGCTGACGCTTTCTTTAGAGTAGATACTAATGGTGGTACTGTTGCAGTAGATATACAAAACGGTACACACGATCACAATGCTGGAGACAAATTATATATTGATGGATCATTAATCGGTAATGCTACTGCTCCTCTATTAATGGATGTTAAATCTGTTGCAGGAGATATATTAAGAATTAAAAACGGAACATATTCAGAAATTTTACCTTTAAGAATTAGAGGTGGTATTTCTGTAATGGGAGAAACTTTAAGAAATACAAAAATTACTCCTGCAAGTGGTTCAGGTACACAAATTAAAACAATGAAAATGGTTAGCAATCCATCTTCAGGTAAAACTGATGGAGAATACAAATATCTTCACCCTAGTAAAGTTGAAAAAAGTTTTGTTGTTGCAAGTACACCAGACTCAACAAGTTTTACTGCTGACATTGGTACATCAAGTTTAGTACATACATATATTAGAGGTGGTACAGTTACTAACGCTGCTTTCGGATCTTATACTATATCAAATGTAGTTTACGATAACGCAACAGGTATTGCAACTATAACTACTTCTAGTTCTCACGGATTATCCACTAGTGATGCTATTAAATTAGCAGGTATAGATTTCAGTACACTTGAAGGAACACTAACTGTTCCAAGTGTAGGACAAGGTGCAGTATTTAATGTAACTGTTAGAGGTAATACAGCAGTTGAAGTTAACACATATAACGGTGGTTCAGGATTTAGTGTTGGTGATGTAATCACTTTAAAATCAGCAGATACAGGTGGTAGTGGTGATATAACTTTATCAGTTGGATCAACTGAAGATAATAATGCTTCAAATATGTTTTTATGTAATAACGCAAACAATATTAGAAACTTTACATACGCAGGTTTAGTTGGTAAGAAACGTGCCGGTGGTTTATATCAAGTAACTGTAACAAGTGCTAATGCTTTTACAGTTCCAACAGTAACACACGATCAAATTCACAACTTTGTGAGTGGTGGTAATGTTATTATTGAAGGTGCAGAATCAACAAATGTTTCTGTTGCTAATTACGCATATGCTCACGCAGCTGGAGAAATAACAGTTAACACAAACTCAAATCACGGATTAACAACAGGTGATTGGGTAACTCTTGGAAAAGCAAAATTCAATATTACAGACGTAGGTGAAAGAGTAATACCTAAAGGTCTAATAATGGCTGCAGTTATGTCATTAGACCCTAGTGGAAATATTAAAACTGCTTCTCCATACATACAAAACTGTACTTCAGTAAATGCTGGTGCTTGTGGTATGCAGGTTGACGGTAACCTACATAAAAACACTCATCCATCATCTTACAAATCAATGTTAGGTAATGACTTTACTCAAATCAATAGTGATGGTATGGGTATTCACATCTTAGGAAAAGGTCGTTGTGAGGCAGTATCAGTATTCGTTTATTATTGTGAGAAGGCTATTTACGCTGAATCAGGTGGGTTTATTAGAGGACTAAACTGTTCACACGCATATGGAGAACAGGCTTGTGTTGCTGAAGGTACGGATGAAGATGAAGTTCCAGTAAATATTCAAACTAGAGGTTTGATGTTAAGATATAGTCCAACTGGATATATTGGTGGTGCTACTGTATCAGATATTGAAAATATGCTTACGACACAAGGACAAGGTTCTGCTACAATTGTAGGTAATACTTCAAGTGCTACTGCTACAATATTCAGATTTAATGCTTCATTAAATAATTTACACATAGAAAGTATAACTGGTAACTTTACAGACGGCGAAGTATGTACAATTACTAAAGAAGATACTACTACATTCCAAATTACATTGGCAAGTGGATTTGGTACACCTGCTCAACAAGGTCAAAGAGGACCTTTACTTGCAGTTAAAAACGGAACAACAACTTTAAATGCAACTGGTATAATTAAACTTGCTTCAAATGTTAAATTTACAGGCGATACAAAATATTATAGAGTTGGATTAGTATCTGAAGAAGATACAACAAACGGAACAGCAGTAATCAGATTAACGGAAGATATAGGAACAAGTAAGGCTAAAGACGCAAGTATAGTAACTGAAATTTCAAGTAATTTCTCAAACATTCGTTTAACTGGCCACGATTTCTTATCAATTGGTACTGGTGATTTCATAACTACAAATTATCCAGGAATACCTACACAAGCACCTGACCAAGATGATGAAATTATTGAAAATGATGGTGGTAGAATCTATTGGGTATCTACTGACCAACAAGGTGACTTTAGAGTTGGTGATCTATTTAAAATTGAACAGGCAACTGGTACTGCTACACTAAACGCAGACGCCTTTAACCTTTCAGGATTAAGTGAATTAAAACTTGGATCAATCGGTGCAGAATTAGGTGCCGCTATTAATGAATTTAGTACAGATATGACTTTGGGTGGAAACTCAAACAATGCTGTACCAACAGAAAACGCTATCTTAGGATATATGACAAGAGATCAGGCAGGAACTGGTGCTTGGGTTCCACCAACAGGAACAACATCTCAAAGACCGGTCTCTGGTGCATTATACACAGGTGCTATAAGATACAATACATCTCTAGTTGCTTGGGAAGGATATAACGGATCAAGTTGGACAGGTTTAGGTGGTGGAAC